ATAAGTAATATAATATATTTATGTTTCAAATTGTGGCACTTTTCCTACTATGCTGAAAGCAAAAATTAGGGTACTCATTAGGAAAGCAAAGATGTTAGAAATGCTATTAATATACTGATATTCTTAAATATTTTACCTCCCCTGCTTGCAGGGGACAAAACGCAAAGCGTTTTAAGCGTTGGCTTTACCAACGACCCCAACGAGGTGAGCAAGTAAGCCATGCGAGCTTGCGAATAATGTGCCTGAATGATCCATAGTGATATAAATAATATAGTCTAAGCGACATAAATGGGACTTAGGGGGATAATCCTTGAAGAAGTGGGATGTATAAAATGAAAAGCCGTTACAGTATGTGAAAAAGAATAATCATAAAAATAAACAATAAAAAAGGCTCTACAAAATTAGATCAGTAGAGCCGTTATTTTATATGAACATGTCAGGTTGCTTCTCTTTAATTATCCTATCCTGCACACGCTTAATAATCTTTCTTAAAGCATTCTCTGTCAAATTATAACGACGTCCAAGTTCGCCCCAATTGCGACCGTTGAAACTGTTATAAATATCCAAGTCACGTTGAGCAATCTTATATCTGTAATCTTTAGGAAAACATATAACTTGCCCGGCATATTCTTCGCTTAAACAGTTGGCAACGCTGACGCCAATCTGCTCACAAATGTCCTGCCCTAAGTTGTAATTTTTACATAGCGCAATCACCAACAATTCGATTTCTTCCAGCAATTCGTGGCGGCGGATTTGCATTAGCGACTCTTTCATAAATTACCCCTTAATCATTCGTTTCTGCCACTGTTTAAGGCGTTCTAACACAATCGACGCCTGCTCATTGTTGAGCCAACTCACGAATGGAATCGGTTCACCTTGTGCATTTTTAGCGATATTTTTAACGAACGCATTCAAAGCGTCCTCACTGCGGTCACGGATAATGCCCGCGTCTGCCATCTCAATCCATTTTGCGCGGATCTTTTTAACGATATTGCTACTCACTGGGGCGGAACTTGGTGGCGACTTGCGTTTACCATCTTTAAAACGCCCTCCGGAAACCTGAAAACCGCGTTTTTTCATGGCATCTACGACCTTATTTAACTCAATCAAATTCATCTGCGTGCAGCTATCTTTACCTACCGTATTAATAAGAAAAAGGCGATACACCTCTTTATCCATCTGTAACTTACTTTTCCCAATGTGTATAAGCTGAATTAATTGCTTTCTTCGCGCTTCTTTTTGGTCCATTTTTTGTCCTCTCCGTCATATGACTAAGCTTTCTCTCGCGAGAAGGCTGAATGATATGTTAGCTTTTAAGTTAGCTTTCAAGAATAAAGGCTATTCCTCCGGTGGTTGTGGCAGTGGTTGCCAGTGGGTAACATCATCTGGCAAAAAGTCATCACAATGCCCAACATCTCCATTTGTATTAAGCATTCCAATGGTAATATGAGGATATTTGTAATCATCGACATATAACAAGACTTGGGTGCATTTATTCGGCAATCTCTCCGAACACTTAATCCATCCATTGTTTTCACTCATTTTCCCTCTCCAAAATTGCTTTGCGTTTTGCTTTAATAATTGGCGTAACCACCCGTTTAATCGCTAATTGCAATTCGCCTATAAAGACCTCGTCCTCCATATTGTCAAATGCAATTCCCATCAAATTCGAATCAACTGCGTGAAATAATTTGCGATAGCCATCGACCTCATCAAACAGCCCACCTTCCCAATCTAATAGCACGATATTTCCGCCTAGCACTTGCGTATTTTTTGATATTTCGAGTTGGTCACGTTGGTAGTCGTCCATTTCAACTTCGATTGTCATGCGGACTTTTTGGGTTATTTCATTGCTCATTATCTATTTCCCCTGTAATGCTAAAAATTCACTCTGTTTTATTTCCGTCAAATACTCAGGGATTAAGGGGAAGTCATCCCCATCAAAGCCTGCTGATTTAACTGGTATCTTCGCGATAAAGTGATCGCTTGCCACACCACATACTGCGATATATGCCATGCGATCCCCCATCACCCAACAACTAATACCCAACTTACGGAGCATAAAATCATTAAAATTTGGGTATTTCATGAGTATTTGTCTAATGGCTTGGATTTTGGCGTTAAACGCCTTGCCGGCTTTGGTGCGATTGTTGCCGGTAATATTCACTTTCTCGCCGGCAAGCATTTCAAATTTATAGGTTTTATCCTCTTTGATTTTTTCAAATTCGGGATTGTTTGTATGACACACAATGCCGGAGATGCCATTTTCACTGCCGCGCCAAAACTCATAAAACGGGATAGTGTCAAAAATTACGTTTAATTCCTTGTTTCGTTGTTCGTGGTCGATATGCCATTGTTGATAATGAGATTTAACCGGCTCAACATTTAATGCACATTTAAAATATCTAAATTCAGGTTTCATATTTGCTCCTTTAATAAGTGGGATATCGGCTTCTCAAAATCCGATAACAATTTGTCTTTAACTCAAAAATGCTTCTCGGTAGGGCATAAATGGGTAAGGTTTTGCATGCTTTCCCGGTTGCATCCATACCATACGGCACACCGATTGCACGCCAACATCGTGCGGCTTGTACCGCTGCGTCTTTAATCACCTCTGAGTTAATCACAAAGCTGTTTGGCCCAATGCGTTGTAACAAAATACCTTGCGCCATAAGCTTTTTAACCCGTTGTCTAAATTGAGTTTCGCTTAATCCGGAGCCGGCAATAAGTTGGCTTACGCTCAATATGGCAAAGTCTTCTGCCTTTTTCTCGGCTTGGTCGTCGCTATACGTGCCAACATTGCTACCGATATAAGTTACCAAGGTGCTTTGTGCGATGCGGTCTAATGTTTCATCCCAGATATATTCAAGGATGTGTTCATCTAGCACTTTCATATTTACTCCTCAACCAATTCAACATCTTCAAATCCCACAACACACCCGCCTTGTCGTTCTTTTTTGCCTTGTTGCTCCATTCGCTTGTTGTATTCCTCTTGTTCAGCCGTTAATACACAGTATCTGGCAGTTTCGTATTCGTAGATTTTGTTAATGACTCCTATAGTTTCGCTGTAGTAGCGTAATAGGATGCGGACTTTTGAGCCAACCGGGAAGGGCGGTTTAATATTGTTATCCTTCACCCATTGCTGTTCTTTTTCTTTGAGTTTTTGGCGAACAAAGCTATCAAAATTTTGAATATTGTCCCAAAGCGCCTGAGTAAATTCCCACGAATAATCTCTAATGAGTGTGTTTATCATGACTTCGGGGTCATCATATAAGTAAAACTCTTCAATCAACGCTTCATAAACGCCGTTGCGAAACTCTTCCGCCCACACGGCGTCTTCGTGGTAAAAATCCGGATAATATTTTTGGATAAATTCATGTACGGTCTGTACGTCAAATCCTTTATCAAAATAAGTTGGTCTTGGTACCGGAGGAGTGTATTTTTTCATATTGTTTTTCCTTATTTCTCAAGTATCGGCGTAATTTCCCAAGCTACATGTTTCATTTCTCGGCTTGCGGTTTGTAATATCAGCAAGCACTCTTGTTCTTTGTCGTCCAGCCACATTTCTTTTGCCATCTCAATCTGTTCCATTATGTTCGCTAGTTGCCTGGTAATACTGTCCTTTTCGTCGCTCGCTTTTAAATATTTCGCTAATTCATCTCTATATTTACCTTCCAGTGTTAGTAAGGTTTCGCGGTCTATGTTATCTAAACATCCATTAATTTGATGAGCATGGACGATGGATGACATTACATTGCGCTCATAATTATTTAGTTTCCAAACGTTCAGCATATTTTTCGCGCGTTTTGCTTCATATTTATCAGGTGTCCACATATCAGATCTCCTCCGTTTCAACTACATCATCAATCTCAGTAATCGTGTGCGGCATGGCGTTAACATCAATCTCATTTAAATCAAGTTTATTTAACGCTTCGCTTGGGGTTTCCGCCTCCACGGTGACTTCAACCATGCAACATATTTCGGCATGTTGTCCTCCTAGTGTTGGGTTTTTGCCATTTTGTTGCAGTACTGTGCGCGTGCAGAGCACCAGTTGTGTTCGTCTGAGTTTTCAGTGGCAAGGCAAGCCTTTAACCAGCTGCTGTAAGCGCGGGCATATTCGCCTGCCCGTTCCTATTGGGCGGCATCGTTGCTTAACTTGCGATACATTTCTCGTCTTTCGTTGCTCATGTTTCCTCTCGGTTTTGTTATGGTTATTTGCTAAAATGTTTATAAAACGTTTTGCTAAGTTTTGAAGTATTATAGTACATAAAAATGTACTTTCAAGTACATTTTTCTTTTATCTTGGATTTTTTTGTAAAGGGAAAGTAAAGAAAGAAAAGGGCTAAAAATAAGCCCGCACGGGGCGGGCTTGGAGGGCTTTACCAAAAGCGGCTAATCATAACAATAAGAATTAATGAAAAGGCCAGGTAAAACAATAAAAGGGTTTGTAACATCTCGTTCATCTCAATATCCTGCCTTATCCAACAAGCCGAAAATCACGGTAAAGATGGTGCCGATGATAAGATACGTCAATGGGTCTGTAAGCATTAAGCCGCTTCCTGTTCAAATGGGGTGATCACAAAGTCTTCCACGCCGCTAATCACTTTAATGCCCGCAATGCCGGCGACCGCGCTTTTCTCGTTGAGAATGGCTTCTTTGTTGATTTCTTCTTTCGTGCGAATGAAGCGCTCAAGCCCGTGAATACGTAAGTTTTGTAACACAGACTCCACCCCGGTGACTTTCACGCTCGGGTTACGCACCCGCCAGGATACTTCGCCCGTCACCAAATTGGCGGTTTTGGTTTTGCCGCCGTTGGTGATTTGGTCACGATTTGCTTCGCTCCAATATTGCACCCCGTTAGAAAGGGTTTTAATGCGTTCTTGTAGCGGGGCAAATTTATCCTTGTAGCTTTCGGTGATCTCAGCGATCTTGTCGTTCATCTCCGTTTCCAGGCGCGCCACTTCGCGGTTTAAATCACCGATGGTTTTAATATCACCGGCGGCATCTTCGCGGGTTTGCGGTACATAGATTTGTGCAGTTGCTTTAACTCGGGTAGCTGATTTAGCCATATAAAAACTCCTTAATGAATAGTGATGTTGATGTTGTGTTTTAGAAACGAAAACATAATTCTGCACCCCGCAATCATGCATTCGGCCGTGCAGACAATGCTGTCGTCTCCTTCGTGGGTTTGCATTACCACCTCTGCCTTGCCTTGGGCAATCCAGCGTCGGGTTAATGCGTTGTGTCGTACGTTAATAATCGGCACGGTGGCCAAAAATACATGGCGTATGACTAAGCCGATTCGGTTGCACTCCATTACGGCTTTTTCGGCTAAATTAAGCTGGCTTAAAGCGTGCATCGTGGCCAAACTTAACGGCTTTTGCACCTTGGCTTTCGTTTTAGGTGCTTTGTTCGGTTTTGCGGTCATCTCAAACCCCTTTGATGACATCGGCGCTGACTAACGGCGCGCCCAGTTCGGCGGCAAGATTCATCGCGCCGGTGATAAGGTTGCCTACCGCGAGTGGGTATAACAGGCTGTGTTGAGTTTTTGCCCGGCTATTAGTCATCACTAAGCGGTTGCGTAACGCGTCTAACGCGTCACGCTCGAAAATATCGGCAGTTTTGCGACCCACCGCTTTCAAGCGCCACGCCACGTATTCTTCAAGGCAGTTATCTAACGGCGCAAGCTCGACAATTTCGCACCGTTGCACCACTTCGCGCACCTCAAAGTTGCGTTCGGAGAGTTTTTGTTTAAGTTCCGGTTGGCCGATTAACACGATAGAAAGCAGTTTTTTAAACCCGTCTTCCAGCTCAAAAAAGCGTTTCAGGTGTTTTAATGTCGGCACCGGCAGGCTGTGGGCTTCTTCGATGATTAAAATGTGCTGATTGCCCGCGCGCGCACTGTCTTTTAATACGCGGTGTAACTGGCGGAAACGCGCTTCCGGTGAGCGTTTCACACTTTCCAACGGGGCGAGGGTGTTGATAATGCTTTCTGCAATATGTGCCGCTTTTAAGGTTTTGCCTTTGAGGTCGTTGTCCTCCATGGCGATGATATACGGCTCAATCACAATCACCGGCAAACCGTCGTGATTAATGCGCTCAATCAAATCACGGCGCAGGGTGGATTTGCCGGCACCGCTTTCGCCGACCACCGCCATAAATCCGCCGAAACGTGCGGTTTGAAACAGTGCTTCGCGCACATAACGCACATCGGGGGAGGAAAACACTTCCTCTGCCGACCGCACTTCGTCGGTGAATGGGTTGTTGAATAATGAAAAATGTTTTTTAGTGGCTGGAAATAAAGCCTGTTTTGCGAGTAACATAGTGTCTTCCTCTGTTGTAGTTATTGACTGCTCGTCAAGGTTAGGGGAATCCTCCGCAGGCGTTGCCGCGCCTGCGGAATCTTCCGTTAAAAGCTCAGAAAGTGCGGTCGGAATCCCCAGTGTTTTTAACACCTCGGTCAACCGTGTTTTAAATTGCTCGGTGCCGGTTTTTATCATCAAGCCATGATTCACTAAATTGGTGATCACCGCCGGGGAAACTAGCAACAGTCTTGCCAGTTTGCGTTGAGAAATGCCTTTCTCTTCTAAAATTGCTTTAAGTTTCAACATAATGCCGTCCTTTTATGCGTTGACTAAACGCAATGGTTTCGCGGTTGCCGGTAAGTGATCTTGCGCAAGTAATGCTTCCAATTCTTGCTCGCTCATGCCGTTTGGATAACGCTGATTTAGCCATTTCATGGTGTCAGCCGTGTATTCATGGCCGAAACGGGCTTTAAGCCGTTTTGCCACCTCAATCGTGTTGAGAGGAGCAAGCTCAACCCGTTTGGCGTTGGCGGTCAATTCGTGCTCTTTTCCGCGTTTCGGCATGAAATCCACATAATCGTGTTCTTTCACCACTTTGAATGGGTCAATACGACCACCAAATAAAGGCGCTTTGGCTCTCTTGGCGGCTTTCACCTCGTCTTCCGTTTCGGCGTCGTATGCGATGCGCTCTACGGTCTCTTTGTTATACTCAAACACGCTCTTATTGTGCGGTTTGTACTCTTCGCCGATAACCGCCGCGTCCACGCGGAACCCGTGGTCGTCGTATGCCACCGGCTCAACCACCGTCCAGTATTGTTGCCCTTCATCGTCCACTCGTTGCACCTGAATGCAGTCGGGACGGTAAGGGTTTTTACCAATAGTGATTTCTGTGCCCACCATGGCTTCGGTGATGTGGCGTACATCATAGGTTTTGGCGTCAAAGCTCACTGTTAATTCTGAGCTCACTTTGCGGGTGGTGAGTTTGGTCACCATCAATTCGCGGCAAATAGCAAGGCTTGGCGCCATTACTAATTGCTCGGCGGTAATCCCAAGCCAGGCTTGGTAGCGTGTTTTGTTGTGGCGTGTATGTACGGCAGTGCCGTTAAAATACGTCATCCAACGTCCCGCCAGTTGATTCAGCTCGGCCAACCCGCTTACTCGGGTGAAGCGCAAACCGCTCTCAAACTGACGCTCCACAATGTCGTTGCCTTTTTCCACTTGTCCTTTGGCACGTGGTTTACCCGGTGCGTTGACTTGCAATTTAATGCCGAGCTGATTGCACAAATGGGCAAACATAGCGGAGGTATTCGCCGAGCCTGGGTCAAGCATCACCATTTTCGGCACACCACAAAACGGATCTTTTGTATCGCGTTTTTGCATGGCATTAATAAAGCAGTTACATAGATTTTCTGCGCTTTCCCCGCCATACACATACTGCACAAAGATTACCCCGGAGGCATGGTCGGTAATCACATAACGCCACACCCGTTGGTTTTCCACTTTTTTAATGTTGGCCGGCTTGTTTTTATAGAATTCTTTTTCTTCCATAATGTTTAAGCCGTTGCCGCCGTCCGCTTGCTCTTTGAGGTAATACAACACACACAAAGACGGGTCGATTTGCCAACAATGATTCGGGTGTAAACTCTTCATTGCATTCACCGGTGCAGGGCGGGACAGTTGTTCCGGGTGTAGGTTGTAAGCGCGTAACGCGCGGCTAACCGCACTTTCTGAAAGCAACCGTACTTCTCCCGTGCTTTCATCGATGTATTCCGCCTTAATCTCGCCATTGGCGCGTAGTACCTCTAACACGCTTGCTAAGCTCGACATTACTTTATTGTGGACCCCGCGCCGACAAGCCAGCCAGTAAGCGGATATGGTTTGCGCTTCGTCCAGATCTAGCGCCACCGCGCCTTTATCACTGCGTTGTTTGCGCGCTTTTGGGGCGCATAGACTTTTAAGTTCGCGCATTAACGTGGCATGGCTAACATTGAGTAACTCACAGGCTTGCGCATACACCTCACCTTTTTTGCCATGTGGCGCATTGGCGGCTTGTTGCGCAATTTCGAGGAGTTTTTCAGGTAAAATCGCCATAACGTAAATCCTTATTGATTTTCACCATTTAAAATGGCGTTAAATTCTGCGTCGTAGTTTTTGCCTTCAAAATCTTCGCGAGCCCATTCAGGACGGTTGTCACCGTCCGCCAAGCGTGGCAAATTAAAGGCGGTGCGCAACTCGTTAAGCACTAACTCAATCTCCGCAAGCGTACCCACCATAAATTGTTTATGGTCAATGCCGCTTTCTTGTGTGTGACTATCCAACGTTTCAAAGGCTTTCCACACTTGCCCGCGTAAAATGGCTTCCGCGTTGTAAACCAGTTGCGAGGTTTCTTTACGCAACAAGCCGCCTTTTTCGTCCGGGCTTAACGTGTTGATGTGGTTTTTCTTTTTCTCTAATTCGATGTCGAGTTGATTAATGCGGTCATTTTTGTTTTTTAACACCTTGCTTTGCGCTTCATAGTTGGCATGGCTTTGTTTTAATTGACCTTCTAAGATTTGTTTTTCTTGTGCGTGTTTTGCGGTCAATTCTTCGATTTTTTCCAACAATTCTTCTTTGTCGGCACTTTCCGAATATTCAGCATCCACTATTTCGGCGCGGGCATCTTCCGGCAATTTGCGAAGTTTGCGCAGGTCTCGGTAGCCTAAGCCGATGCGTTGGGAGGTTTCTAAAAATGACTCGCCAAAATCACTTAAATTGAGTAAATCAGTGTCGATTTTTTGACGGCTAAAGCCAAGCAAATTACAAAAATCATCCCAAGTGCTAACGTGTTGGCAGTTTCCAGTGGCGTCATAAATATCTAAGTCTTTGTATTGTTTGGTTTCTTTGATATTTGCTAAAAGTTTTAAAGTGCTAACGGTTAGCAGTTTTTGGGTAAAATCGAATGCCTTAACCATCCCAAATATCTCGTGGGCTTGGGTTTTTGCTTGAGTCATTTGTTTTGCAACTAATGACATAGCGTTTTGTTTTTGTTCCATTGTTAAATCTGTCATGGTTTATCCTTAGTAGGCGGCGGTGCCTAAGCGTTGTTTAAGTTCGTTAATTTGCGCACTTGCCTTGTCCATATTGGCGGCGTGGCGCATGGCGATTTGAGCAAAGAGGGAGCTGAATGCAAACTTGCCGCTTTCCAACTTAATCACAAAACCCTCATTTTTGAGTACATCAAGGGTGCGACTGATATTTGCCGGGCTTTCGTCTAGCGCAGTGGCGAGTTCTTTATTGCTTAACCCGTTGAACGAATTGTTTTGTAACACTTTAATCACCCTCAAAGCACGCTGGGCGGAATTGACCTTCTCCATGTCTCACTCCTTATTTCACAAAACGGGCGGCAACGGATAACGGTACGCCAAACTCTTCGGCAATATCGCGCGCATCACGATTACGACCGTTATTTTTGACGGCTTGGTTGCTGATGACGTTTTTTGCTTTGGTGGCGCGGTATTGACAGGCTAAAAAGCGGTTATGTAGTTTGATAAGTAGGCTTTTCATATGGCACCTCGTTAGTTAATCGGTTTTTTGAGTCCAAGTTTTAAGGCGATTTCATGCGCCTTGCCACGGTCACCTTTGGCGAATCCGTTCAACACACGGGAAACCTCCACGGGGGTGTAACCGTGTTCTTTTGCCCATGCGGCGAACGTCCAACCGTTTTGTTTAAATTTGCGTTTTACTGCTTCTGGTGTCATTATTAGCTCTCCTGTTATTAATTAAAGATTTATGAAATGTTTTGCTAAGTTTTAAAGTATTATGGTACAGAAAAATGTACTTGTAAAGTACATTTTACTTTTATTTTGAGGTTTTTTATGACGATTGGATTACGTTTAAAAGAAGAAAGAGAAAGACTGGGATTAAATCAGACACAACTTGGCACTATTGGTGGGGTGCAAAAGCAATCACAACTAAAGTATGAGGGCGATATTACATTCCCAAATGCTGTTTATCTTGCCGAAGTTGCAAAGATCGGAATAGATGTTAATTACGTACTCTTCGGTACCCGCGCCGGAAGTGCGCTCACCGCAGAAGAAGAACAGCTACTTGCCACCTTCCGCGCCGCACCACCTGCCGTGCGCCAGTTTATGTTAGGCGGGATAGCTTCTTCCGCCGGCATGAAAATTGAAGGAAATCATAACCAACAACACAACCATACAGACGCCGATAAGATGGAAATCAAAGGCGATAACAATGTACAAATCGCAAGGAAAAGCCGAAAAAAATAATAAGAATTAGAGTCTCATTAGCTAAACACAACATGGAGGATTATGGCTATGACGATGACAATCCAAGGAAACAATAACACGCAAGTCAGCGGCAACTTAACCGAAAATCACTACCACGGGCAGCACACCGCAGAAATCCCGTTAGATCACCCGCACAGGGTGTTGTGTCCGCAGTGTAATAAGGCAACCCTCAGATTTAATGAGTATTGCGGGAATGGGCCGTGTACTTACGGCATTAGACTGCATTTTGCCGAAATAGAGAGGCAAAGGTTAGCTGACGAGCAACGAAGACAACAAGAAATCCGTGTCAAGCTAATTAAATCGAGACTGTTTAAACTCTTTATTTTTTCGGTGGTGATCATCATCGCTGGCAGTTATATGGCAAAAAATCAAATTTTCGGCCTGTCCGGGCATATCATGGCTATTTTAGGCTTGCTATTAATAGCGCTTTGGGCGAAGGCGCAGGAATAAAATCATTAAGTTAACTAACCTAAGGAAATAATATGATTGATGATAGATTACTGTATGAAGCCAGATTGGCTCATAGAATGGGAGATTATCACTCCGCAAGGGATTCATATCAGAAAGTTGCCTACCTATATAATAATTTTAGCGAACTGGAAAAAGAGGCATTTACTAAAGAAGTTGCCGATTTTGCAGGGGATGACCCAATGTATAGGGATATTCTGGAACTCGTTATTTCTCAAATTCGACAAGCTCAAGAACCCATTCTGCAAAGCAAGTTAACCAATATCATAAAGCAGCAATATGGTGAACGAGGGGCTGAATTGTTGCGCTATGTACTTTATTATGCTGACTATCGTGATGAATTAAAACGTATTAAAAAAGGGCGTAGCTATTTGCTTTTATTGCCCGCCATGAAAATTGAAGATCTTGTTGTTGAAACGCCGAAAGTCCCTAAAAAAGCGAAGATCAAAGCAGTCGAAACAAACGAAGAAATCGAAAGAAAAGAAGCGTTAGCTCGATTAAAACGGTTGCAAGCAAGAGATGCCGCAAACTTGAAAGAATTTAAAGAAAGGCAAAAAGTAGAAACTCTTATACGGGAAAAGGAATCGAAAGAAAAGGAACAACATATTGCATGCGGTATCATACTATTATTTTTAATAATATTTTTGGCGATGATAAGATAACTTATCTTGCACTAAAAATAATGTTAATAAAACAGGGCTTTCGCCCTGTTTTTATTCAGAAAGAATTTGTTTTATTTCTTCTTTTCTGTCGGCAAGAAGCGCAAAAAATTCTTCTTGCTGGGCAAACACTCCTTGCAGCATCACATCAACGCCAACCAATCTGCCGGCATTCCAGAAATGAAGAAATGAGGCAGAATCCCAATAAACGCTTTCAGGTGTGGCGACGATCCATTCCGCTTCAATTTCGCATTCTGCGATTTCCTCGGCGCTGGTCACATAAATAAACTCGCCATCAATAGGCTGTTCTTTGGCTTTTGCAGCGTAACCATAACGGTTACTGCTTTGATGCAAAGGAATCAGAAAAGCGTCGCCATAGTCTTCGGTGGTCACCAAACAATAGCCCGTCGGCGTAATAACAACCTTAACGATGTTGATTGATTTAAGTTTCATTGTTTTTCCTCGTTTTTCGTTATTCGGTAAAGGCGGCAGGTCGTAAGGCTTGCCGCGCGGGGTTAAATGCGCAAAAGGTTGATACATGACATTGTCAGATCCTTTTTCTGTGGTTTTTCGGTGTGCCTAGTTTGCCTGTCCGTGCATCAAAAATATTCTAAACGCGTCCAAAATACGCGCACTTCATAAATAGTTAATCTAAACACTCCAAACCACTCATCCATCAAAATTTAAGGAGTTTTTATGTCTAGTTTTTTTCGCACGCTTAAGCAAGGGCGATTATTATCATGGATTATTTCTGCGTTGGTCTTTTTGATTATCATCGGCTTAACCTCCCCGCAGCAGGTGCCGGTTGTAATCTATAAGCTGTCGTTAGTATCCATCGCCGCCATTATCGGTTATCACCTAGACCGAGCGCTGTTTCCTTATGCCAGCCCGGGCGGTTATTTAGCCGTAAACTGGAAACTGCGCATTAAAAACAAAGGCACGCTAGACCAAACCTCATTGGAGTACCCGGTACATAAGGGCTATGAGCTAATTTTTGCCGTCGTACTGTTGCGCCGTGCGTTGATTGTCGGTGCAGTGATGTTGGGCGTGACATTAGGACTATAACTATGCGCGTTGTCCATCGCACCAATAAGTGCTTCAAATATTGCTGTTATGCCTTTGTGGCGCTGTTGCTATCCTCGCTTTTATGCGTGCCGTTAGCTTTAGCTACCCCGGCAAAAGCCGAACAATATCAACGCACGCTCACCCGCGAAAGCTACGCCGTATGGGGCTTAAACGCCCCAATCCCAGTGTTTGCCGCCCAAATCCATCAAGAATCGCAGTGGAAAACGACCGCACTTTCGCCCGTCGGTGCGCAAGGCTTGGCGCAGTTTATGCCAAAAACCGCTGACTGGATTTCGGCGTTGTATCCTGAACTTGCCGACAATCAGCCTTATAACCCCGACTGGGCGTTGCGGGCGTTAGTGCGTTATAACCGTTACAACTATGAACAGATTAATGCGCGTACCGAATGCGACCGTATGGCCTTTATGTTATCGGCATATAACGGGGGCTTGGGTTGGGTGCAACGTGATAAACGCAAAGCCAAGGCGCAAGGGCTTGACCCGCTGACCTACTGGCAAAGCGTGGAACTTGTCAACAGCGGGCGCAGCCGTGCGAATTTTGCCGAAAATCGGGGCTATCCACAGCGTATTATCTACCGCTGGCAACCGCTTTATATCAACTGGGGGATTCCGCAATGCTTATAAAAGGTTTAACCGCACTTTTTAAAACCGACATCGGCAGAGCCATTTTAAACGCCGTGCTGATTACGCTGTTTACTATTTGGAGTTGCTATCAAGCCTATGAACGCGGTGTTGCCGACACAAAAGCCGCCTACGAACAAGTGGAAAAAACGGAAATTAAGGGACAGTTAGACCGTCTTGGGCGTGACATTATGGCTGCAACTATCGTCAGCCAAGCCACTATTGCCAAACTAGCCGATTACCAAACCGAAGGAGACCGAACTACCTATGAACTACAGCAAACCCTTACGAAAAACGGGCATAGCCGTCGCGATTGCCGCTATCCTGCTGACAGCCTGCACAAACTCGCCGAAGCCCGCGCCCGTGCAGCCAAAACCGCTACCGTCGGCATTAGCAGTACCGTGCCGAGCCCTGCCACCGCTCCCGCAAAATCACAGTGACGCGGTCTTGGTGGCGCTAAAGGAAATGTATGACCTTTACGGCATTTGTGCCGGGTTGCACGTGGATTTAATTAATTATGTGCAAAAGGGGGAGGAAAAATGACGGAAGTCAGCACATGGCAGGTGATCACCTTTTTTGTGAGCCTAGTCATTACCATCATCGGTATGTTGATTGGGTTTGGGAAAATTTTACTTGCTCAATTTGAATCCAAGCTCAACGAGAAATTTAAATTTACCGAAACCCAATATCAACAGCTCCACCAAGACATCAAAGAGGCGCGCAGACTCTCGGAGGCGGCCAATAACATCGTCATGGAACTAAAGATAAAAATGCCGGAGGACTATCAGCGACGCGAGGACGCTATCCGGAGCGAATCGGTAAACTCGGCGCGCTACGACGCCATTAATGAAAAGTTAGATAAGGTTATTTTAATGTATGGAAGAAGCTAACATGATCCAATTTGAAAAAAATAAACGCGAACACGTGCGCTGGTTGATTTTGTTGACGCTCGACCATGCACGGCCTATTGGAGCGCCGGAAAGCCTGATTTTAACCACCATCCAAAGCGTGCCAATGCAACTGACTGCCCTTGAATTACGCCGCGAAATGGATTATTTAGCCGGGCGCAAATTGATTGAGTTACGCGGACGCGATACCGCCCGCTGGCACGGCAAATTGACCTCAGAAGGCATTGATTTTGTCGAGTACACCAGCGAATCTATCAACGGCATTGCCCGCCCTGAAAAATACTGGTAAGGAGTCGCCATGCCGAAACGCTCAACCGTCAAACAACTGCCGCAAACCGTCAAAGATTGGCTGGACGCCGCCCTTGTTGAAAATAACTTTAGCGATTACAGCGCACTGGAAGAAGCCCTAAAATCCCGAGGTTATGACATCTCACGCAGTGCGGTGCACCGCTACGGGCAAGCATTAGAACGTCGTTTGGCGTCTGTGAAAGCCAGTACCGAAGCGGCGAAAATCATCTCAGATAACATCAGCAACGACAAAGGCACGCAAAGCGACGCCATTTTGGAAATGATCCAAAGTGAAGTTTTTCATGCTTTGATGAATCTCGAAGAAATCAAGGAGGAAGACGACCCAATGAAACGACTTGCCGCCTTGTCGTTTGTGGGTAAAAACATCAGCCCGCTGATTGGCGCCAGTATCAATCTGAAAAAATACCAAGCCGAAATCAAAGCCCGCGCCGAAGCCGCCGCACGGGAAGTGGACACGTTGGTGAAAAAAGGTGGCTTGAGTGCCGATACGGCAGACCAAATCCGTCAGCAAATTTTAGGGATCACCGCATAAATGGAAAACCTCACCGAAACCGCCCGCACGCCCGCCGTGTTGTTACCATATCAGCAAAAATGGTGCGCTGATACCACCGCCGTGAAAGTTTGCGAGAAGTCACGGCGTATCGGTCTATCATGGGGCGAAGCCGCCGATACCGCACTTTTGGCAGCGTCTCAGCAAGGCATGGACTCATGGTATATCGGCTACAACAAGGAGATGGCGCTGGAGTTTATCCGGGATTGCGGAAACTGGGCAAAAGCCTACGGATTGGCGGCGGGTGAAATCGAAGAAACCGAAGAGATCTTTAAGGAAGGCGACGAAGAAAAAGCGATTTTAGCCTACATCATCCGCTTTGCCAGTGGTTGGCGTATCACCGCGCTATCCTCCCGCCCGTCTAACTTACGGGGTAAACAAGGGCGCGTGATTATTGATGAAGCCGCGTTCCACGAGGATTTGGCGGAGTTGATGAAAGCGGCGATGGCGCTTTTGATGTGGGGCGGTCAGGTGCATATCATCAGTACCCACAATGGTGTGGATAATCCGTTTAATGAGCTGATAAGCGACGTTAAAGCAGGCAAAAAACCCTATAGCCTGCACACTATCCCATTCGACGAAGCCATCCAAGACGGGCTTTATCGCCGCATTTGCCTGCGCTTGGGGCGTGAATGGACGCAAGAAGCCGAAAACGCCTGGGTGGCAGAAATCCGAGCCTCTTATGGCGACGCGGCGTCCGAAGAGTTAGATTGTATCCCGCGCAACTCGGGCGGTGCATGGCTTACCCGCGCGCTGATTGAAAGCCGTATGAGCAAAGATACCCCGCTCATCCGCTTAACCAAAAACGACGAATTTAGCCTGATTGACGAGCCGGTGCGCTATGCGGAAATTGAGGAATGGTGCGAAGAAAACCTGCTCCCGGTGTTGCAAGCCTTACCGAACGGACAACGTAGCTACATCGGCGAAGACTTTGCACGGAGCGGTGACTTGTCGGTGATTTGCGTGGGGCAGGAACAGCCCGATTTGACCTTGAAAGAAGTGCTGGTACTGGAAATGTCCAAAGTGCCATTTAAGCAACAGGAACAAATTTACTATTACATCGGCGACCGCCTACCGCGCTTATCCAAAGCGGCCAATGATGGACGCGGAAACGGGCAGTTTTTATCCGAGGCGGCATTTGACCGTTACGGGCAAGTCGTTGAATCGGTAATGTTAAGCGAGTCATGGTACGCCCAACATGCGCCACCATTTAAAGCTGCGCTCGAAGACGGCACCTTTCACGGTATCCCGCGCCACGCGGATATGCTCGATGATTTACGCGCATTCCAAGTCATTAAAGGCACACCGCGAATCCCCGACAAACGCACCACGGGCACCAGTGGCACGCAACGCCACGGTGACGCAGGCATAGCTAAACTCTTGCTCTATTACGCCTATCGCACTGACGAGGGATTTGAAATTGACTTTAAAGCAGGCAAACGGCGCGATACGGCGGATTTATTCGGCACAAGTGCGGGATTTTCCGCGCATGGATTTGGTACGGTGCGCGGACACAATAATTTTAGAGGATATTAATTATGGGCATTAAAGATTGGTTTAAAAGTAAAAACAAAAAACCGGAAACCAACCGCGCTATCGCAAGCACCGGTGACGGGCAGGACATCACCAAAGCCTACATTGGCGAGCTGGCACAGCCCGAAGATGGCGTTCTCCGTGGACGCGGCAACAGCGACCTGTCGCTTTACGAGAAAGTGTTAAGCGATGAGGAAGTCAAACGTACTTTTACCCAACGCCAAGATGCGCTAGTCTCCCGAGAGTGGACGGTAGAGCCGGCAAGCGACGAACCGCAAGATGTGGAAGCGGCGGATTTTATCCGTAACTGGGTGGCAGAAATCGGCTTTGATCGCATTACCAAACTAATGCACTACGGTATTTTTTACGGCTACGCCGTAGCGGAGCTGGTGTATCGTGTCAATGATGACGGTAAATATGTGGCGGACGTCAAAGTGCGCAATCGTCGCCGCTTCCGCTTCACGCCTAAAGGCGAGCTGCGCCTGCTTACCCGCGCCAATCAAACCAGTGGCATTGAGTGTCCGGCGCCGTATTTTTGGAGTTTTTGTACCGGTGCCGACCACGACGACAAGCCGTACG